GGGGACTGCGCGGGCTCAGCCCCTGACGAGAGGAGCAGCCGCGGCCCTGGGTTCTGTCAGAACCTGTCAGGAGCTCTCATCTCCTGCCCGCAGGAACTCATCGATCTCCTCGCACAGCGCTGCCTGGGCCGGGCCGCTGCGGGCGACGGCGTGGGCGGCGGCCGCGTTGGCTCGCCCGGCCGCCCCCCCGGCTCGCCCCGGCGGGCCCTCTTACGCGGCGCTGGGGGGAGAAGGCCCGCCGGGAGGCGCAGAGCGCCGAGGACCGCGGCGAGATCCGTCCCGTGAAAGTCGACCTGTGGGGCGAGGTGATCGACCTGGATCCGACGCTCTACCAGGAGCTGGACCTGCTGGCCGACGCCATGATCTCCGACGACGACACGGAGACCGAGGAGGAGCGGATCAAGGCCTCGCTGCGGATCGTCCGTCGCCTGTGCGGTAATCGCTGGGCGCACGTCATGGCCGCCCTCAAGCGCGCTAACGACGGGCACGCCCCGCTTGCCGCCATGCGCGAGATCATGGAGAAGTGCGCGGAGGCCGCCCAGTCCCCGGAATCATCGGGCTCCCGGGAGTCCTGAATCGTTACTGGGATGAGGCTGAGGCGGACCTGCAGCGGGTCTACGGGATCGACCTGTCAGACCTGTGGCGGGGCCGCCTCAGTTTCCGTCGGATCGCCGTGCTGCTACGGGGACTGCCGGCAGGCAGGTGCCTGGGGCGCGCGGCTGGTGGCTCCGCCGCCTGGTCTGACGAGACCGCCGCGATCCTGTACGGGTTGTGGCGCGTCGAGTCCCGTATCGTGTCCACGATCCCGGGGGCAAAACGAAGAGACTTCCCGAGTCCGCCCGAGCCGCCAGAGCCCGGTTGGCAGGACCGGATCCGGGAGAAGGCTGAGAGGGAGAAGGCGAAGGCCCGCAACTGGCTGGCCCGCCACCCCGAACTCGGTCTGTCCGTATAACTGACGAAGGAGCCGCCCATGGCTGGTTACGATCTCGGAACTGCGTGGATCCAGGTCGCGATCTCCACGAACAAACTGCAGTCGCAGATCCGCGAAGCCATGGGCGGCGTAGACACGCGCCCCGCCGAGAACCGGATCGTCGGTGGCCTGGGCGGGGCGTTCAAACAGGTCGGGAAGATCGCGGCCACCACGCTGACTACGGCGGCCACGATTGGCACGGGTCTGCTGTTCGGCGACATAGCGAAGCAGGCAATCGACGCCAGCGACGCGACGAACAAGTTCGCGAACACGCTCAAGTTCGCGGGCAAGTCGTCCGAGGAAGTCAAGCAGCTGAGCGCGTCCGTGAAGGACTACGCGGACCGGACGGTCTACGGACTCGGCGACATACAGAACATAACGGCCCAGCTCGCGTCCAACAACGTCGCGAACTACGACAAACTGGCTGAGGCCGCGGGCAACCTGAACGCCGTGGCTGGTGGAAATGCCGAGACTTTCAAGTCGGTCGGCATGGTTCTGACTCAGACCGCCGGTCAGGGAAAGCTGACGACGGAGAACTGGAACCAGTTGTCCGACGCGATCGCCGGTGCTTCCGGTCCGCTGCAGGAGCAGATGCTCAAGAACGGCGCGTACACGGGGAACTTCCGCGACGCCATGCAGAAGGGCGAGATCACCGCCGAGGAGTTCAACCAGGCGATCATGCAGCTGGGCATGACGGACGTCGCCAAAGAGGCGGCCACGTCGACCCAGACGATCGAGGGCGCGTGGGGAAACCTCGAGGCGGCTCTGGTCTCTGGCGGTATGAGCGTCCTGGACCGGATCAAGCCTGCGCTCACCGGGTTCATGAGCCAGATCGCGACCGGCTCGGAGACGGCTTTCAGCTGGATTAACGACAAACTGATCCCGGGGATCGGCGCGGTCTGGGACGTCCTGGCGCACGGCCAGTTCGACGGGTCCGACAAACTGTTCGGGCTCGAGGAGGATAGCGGGGTCGTCGACTTCCTGTTCAAGATCGGCGAGTCCGCCCGGGCTGCGGGTGGCTGGATCACCGGCACGCTCATGCCCGGCCTGCAGGGCGTCGCGTCGATCCTGTTCTCCGGGGACTACCAGGGACCGGACAAGTTGTTCGGACTTGAGGAGGACAGTGGCCTGGTCGATTTCCTGTTCCGGATCCGGGACGGGGCGATGGCCGCCGGGGAGTGGATCAACAACACGCTAATCCCGTCGGTCCAGGGGCTGGCGTCTCTGGTCTTCACGGGGGATGCGAGCAAGCCGATTCTGGGAATCAAGCCGGACTCGGCGCTCATGGGTTTCTTCGAGGGACTGAGGGACGCGGTCAGTAAGGCCGTGGACGCGGCCTTGAAGTTCTCCGGCTGGGTGATCGACAACAAGGGCGTGCTGTCGACTCTGGGAGTCACGATCGGCACGGTCGTGGCTTCGTTCTACGCCTTGAACACGGCGACCAAGACGATGGCGGCGATCCAGTCCGCCGGCAGTCTGTTGAAGTTCGTGGCCGGGCTGGACTCTATGAAGCGGGCCGTTGATCTGGCTAAAGGCGCGCAGGCGGCGTTCAACGTCGTGATGAACGCGAACCCGATTTTCCTGGTCGTGACCGCGATCGCCGCGGTCGCCGCTGGCTTGGCTTGGTTCTTCACCCAGACCGAGACGGGTAAGAAGGCGTGGGCGTCGATCACCGCCGAGTTCCGGAAGTTCCTGGACTGGATCGCGCCCTACTGGGACGCCACGATCAACGCGCTCGGTTCCACGTGGAACACGGTCTGGGGGGCCGTCAGCGGATTCTTTACGTCCTATGTCGTGCCGGTGATCTCCGGCGCGGTCTCCGTCCTGAGCACGGTCTGGTCGGTGCTGAGCACCGCGGTCTCCGCCGTGTGGAACGGAATCAAGGCCGTGATCAGCGGCGTGGTCGGCTGGATCTCCTCCTGGGTTGGCCCGGTCCTGTCCGGAGTCTGGACCGGGATCAAGGTCGGCGTGTGGATCCTGGCCACGGCGGTCGCGCTCTACTTCCAGGCGTGGAAGTTCGCGATCTCCACCGTGGTCGACTGGATCATGACGTACGTGGCTCCGGTCCTGTTGACCGTGTGGGAGGGGATCAAGGTCGGAGCCCAGGCCCTGTGGGCTGGGATCGTCTGGGTCTGGGACGGGATCAAGGCGGCCGCGGCCGTCGTGGTCGGCTGGTTCCAGACCTACGTGCAGCCCGTCCTGTCTCTCGTGTGGTCGGGGATCCAGGTCGGCGCGCAGTTGCTGTGGACCGCCATGCAGTGGGTCTGGTCGGGGATCCGCACGGCCGTGTCTATGGTTGTGGCCTGGTTCCAGGCGTACGTGCTCCCCGTCCTGTCGCTGGTCTGGGACGGGATCAAGGCCGGGGCTCAGCTCCTGTGGACTGGGATCACGACGATCTGGAACGGGATCAAGTCGGCCGTGCTCACGGTCGTCTCCTGGTTCCAGACCTACGTGTCGCCCACGATCTCCACGGTCTGGAACGGGATCAAGTCGAGCACCGACCTGTTGTGGGGCGGGTTGAAGACCGTGTGGGACGGAATCAAGTCGACGATCAACTCGGTCGTTAACTGGTTCCAGAACACGGTCAAGCCGATTTTCGACACCGTGACCACGAACATAAAGAAAGCGTTCGAGACCATGAAGTCCGGGATCCAGACCGTGTGGGACGGCGTGAAGTCGGTCGCCGCCAAACCAATCAACTTCATCATCAACACAGTCTACCGGGACGGGATCAAGAAGACGGCCGACTCTATCGCGGACAAGCTCGGGCTGGGGCTGCGACTCCCGTCCGTCTCCGGGATCCCCGGATACGCGTCCGGTGGCGTCCTGCCCGGTTACACGCCCGGGCGTGACGTCTATCACTTCTACAGCCCGGACGGTGGTGGGGCGCTGGCCCTGTCTGGTGGCGAGGGAATCATGCGGCCCGAGTGGGTCCGCGCCGTCGGTGGTAAGGCGGCCGTGGACCGGATGAACGACGCCGCCACGCACGGCTCGGGGCGCACGATGCCCCGCGGGGGGCGCGGGCCCCCCCCTCCCCCCCGCCCCCGCTGGCAGGCGTCCCGCCGGCTGATCGAGGTGCGGGGCGGCGTCAGCGCTGGGC